CGGGCGCGGACGAAGCGGAAGAGGTGAACTTCAACACCTGTACCACGCGAGCCGAGACACGGCCAGAGATTACGGGACTGGAAATGGAAAAAGAAAAAGACAATTTTTATATAGCCGCCCGGAGGGACGAACGTTTGTTTTGAAAATTTTAGCCCTCACACGAAGTTCCACTGGACCAGGGTGTGAGTTGGAGGAGGAATAGCGAGGCCGGCAGCGGAGAGCTGCGCGTTGGTCACAGAGAAGACCGTGTGGAAATCGCCAGACGCATTGCTGACGAGATGCCACAAGTCGTCACGGGTGCCGTGACCCCAACGAGAATCTATGATGAGACCCCAGTGCGACGGGGAAAAGGAAGTGTCGCCCAGGGCGGAAAGGGGGGTGCTGACTCTACTGGACGGATCCTGCGTGAGGACGCCCTGCCAGATGCGAAGGAATGCCGTGCGGTGCGCAACGGCCCAAGAATCGGAGGCAAAAGTGGAAGAAAAGGGAGACGGAGAGCGAGCCAGAGGAGACGGAGAGCGAGAAGGAGAACGCCGAGAGCGGCGGGAGCGAGGCGTCGGCGAGTCTGGAGGGGGAGGAGGCTGGTCACCAGGCTGCGGGCCGTGGCCAGTCGTCGGAGGGGTTGGAGGAGGAGGCCCACCGCCAGTAGGCGGATGGGGTGATGGTTGTTGTTGTTGTTGCTGTTGCTGTTGTTGTTGATGCTGCTGCTGTTGGTGCTGGGGCACACCACCACGATCACGACCACGCCCGCGGCCCCCAGGTCCACCGCCGCGGAGTGGGACCGTCCCGCCAACCGGTGGAGGTTGTGCGGCTGGTCCCTAAGGACCGGCGGCTGCGGCCCAGGGTCGAGCCGGCATGATGCCCTTGCGGGTGAGGGTGAACTTGACCGTAAAGGTCGTGGCTGCAGGCGTGTATACCAGGACAGACGGCTGACCGCCGATGAGCACGGCGGGCTTGATCTGGGCCGTGATAAAATCGGCCATCTCCAGCTTCGTCTCGGGCTGGTACACGTTGGTGTTTCCCAAGTAGTGGCACTTGGCAATGCCGTCAGCTTCGGTGGTGGCGGCGGCGGGAGCTTGCCAGGCGTCAGGGATGATGGAGGAAACGGACGTACCGGCGCAGAAGATCGAGACGTCCGTGATGGCCGCCTCGATCGACGTGCCGATGAACGTGAGCACGTGGGCGTTGGTGATGAAGGAGATGTGTGTATGAGCGGCGGCGGCAGCAGTGTGGGTGATGCCAAGGCGAATGCTGTCGCCTTGGAGAGCGGAGGTGGCACCGACCAAAGAAGTGGGAGTGGGGTTGGCCATGTGTGGTGGGAGCTCGGATTGAAATTAAAAGGGGTTATAGAAGAGCTCCCCCACGGCCAACACCGTCATTTTAGGTTATGTGGGAGGAGAGACACCGGGATGTGCTGGAATTGTTTGTTGCGCACGCCGGTGTAGGAAAGATGATGGACGATGCGGGCGTGCTTGTGGCAAAAGTCCATGACCCAACGCTGGGCCTCGAGCTGGAGAGGGGGGAGGACGTCGGTCAATGCGTCGCCGATGCGGTGGGCGAAAAGGGCCTCGAGGTAGTAAGAGTCCAGGACCGCTTCGAGCTCGCCCCGGCTCTCACGAAAGGCGATCTTTAGCGCGAGAAGCGCGGGGTTGCGGATGGCGCCACAAGGATGAAGGAGCCAGCCGCAGAACTCGGGAGTGGGCGTGACGACCGTCTTCCCTTCCAGAGTGAAATGGTGTTCGATGAGAGGCCACGTGGTGCGCTCCGGGAAGGTTGCGAAGAAGAGTGAGTCATCGCCGCTGAAGCAGCGAGCGCACTCTGGAGGGATCTCGTAACGCTCCGCCATATACGCCATGTTCCACAGCGTGTTAAAGGCGTAAGTGAACGCCTCGCCGGTGAGGCGCTGCACGGCGATCTCTCCAAGTTGCGTACGGGCCCGCAACTTCACCCAGACCATGAGCCCGATGAGCTCGGCGGGAATGCCGAGGTACTCCGTCAAGCACACCTCGAAGCCGAGGGTCTCCTCGGTGCAGGACTGGTCGTAGGCCGTGAAGTCACAAGTGAACTTCTCGCCGACCTTCGCGTGTGAGCGGGCCCAGGCGTCGAGATCCTCGAGGCTCTTGCCGCCGTGCAGGTACACACGTGGGGGCAGCAAGGCGTGCATTTTCTTCATTACGTACCGCGCGACGGGCCCAAGGGTGAGGATGTTGACGTCGGCACAAGTGGCGAGGGTCTGTCCGGCTTTCGCGTACACGGCCTGGGTGCGGGCCAACTCGTCTTCTTCCTCGCGAATGCGGAAGCCGGTGGTCTCCGCCTTCGCCTTCAGCTGGCTTTTGACGAAGAGGTGGATGAACTCCACGGCCCAGTCCGCGTCCGCGCGCTTGGCGTTAGCCAGCAACGTTGCGATAGGCTTCTCCAGCTTACGATGCGTGTTCTCCACGACGCACTCAGCGAACAGCTCGGCGTCGAAGCCGGGGTCGACGGGGGGCAGCGCGTAGTGCTCCCGAAACCGTTCGAAGATGAGCGGCGCGAGGACGGCGGAGCGGGAGAAGCGGTACGCGTTGTCAGCCGCGTTGCTGAAGCGGATTCGCTTGGCCACAGAGGTGGGGAAGAGGACAGAGTCGTGACTGGCGCTCTGCACGGGAAAAGTGTTGCCCACAAGGGAGGTAGCGGCGCGGGTGCCGCGCGCGTCGGGATACTGATGTCCCAAAACGCCCTCCCAAGAAAGCTCACGGTCCTCCCGAGGGAGGGGGTGCTCGACCTCACACCAATGCACAGGGTCGGTAGCTGGCGGTAAGTGAGCGGCGATGGGAGTGAGAAGTGGCTCCGCCTTCTCCAGGCGGGGATTGATAGAGTCAGGGTTGAGAAGGCTGGGCACGAGGGCCCGGAGTGCGGGGGGAAGGTCGTCAAGGCGGTTGTTGTTCCACTGGCTGAGCTGCTCGCCAATGGTGGGAAGCGCACACCCGAACACCTCGCTAGGGCGTTGGTGGAAAAACTGCGGACACCGCGCCATGCGCGGGAAGTGTTGAAAGCGGTCAAACGGCAGGTTGTAGCCCAGGGCGGAACCGAAGATCTTGCGGGAGCGCAACTGCGCGAGGTCCACGCCGACGACCATGACGAAGTGCAAGTTGCGCTTGGTGCGAGTCATGGCGGTCCACCAGGCTTCATCGGCGCAACCCAACAACGCGGCGGGGGTGACAACAATTTGGACGTTCTCCCACTCACGACCCTGCGGGGAGGTAAAGGTGTAGCATTCCGCGCCCTGGGTCATCTCGGGCCAGCGGGCTGCGTCCTGCATGGTGGGGAGAAGCGTAACGCCATTTTTGAGAAACTTGGCGCGGTGGGAGCAGGTGATGGTGCCAAGCTCGGGGGACGTCGTTTGGATGCCGAGGCGTGCGGCGAGGAGCTGGGGCAAGCGTCGGGTGTAGTTAAGGTAGGGTGTGCTGCAAGTGAGCACAGAGTCGATGGCGCTGGGGAGCAGGTCGATGGGTAGGGGCTCAGCGCGGCCCGAGAAAAATTGGCCCTGGCAAACGTCGCCGAGGCAGATGATGTGGGTAAGGTCGGGGTTCTCCATGGCAATGAAGTCGAGCCACCCCGGCGGGGCTTGACTGAGCTCATCGACGATCAAAAAGTCGATGTTGTAGGGCAGAACTCGCTCCCACGTCTTAAGGCAATAAGTGGCGGTGTTGGGGAAAGCGAGTTTCTTCTTCCAGTCCTCGAGGAGAGCGACTCGGAAGAAAGCGAAGTAAGAGCCAAGGAGCTCACGATCGATGGCGTTGTTGGCGGCCCAGTCACGGATGATTTTAATGATGGGCCAGCTTTTTCCACTGCCAGGCGCCCCATGGACGAAGAGCAACTGCAGAGGTTCGGGGGGGGTGGTCGTCCGGAGCGCGGCGGCAATGGTGTCATGGCTGAGGCCATGTTTTTTGTATAATTGGGCGTGCAGCCCGGGTTTACCAATCTCCCCGTTGTGCCAGGCCTCGAAGAAGACGCGGGCACGCTTCGGTTCGGGAGTCCAGGCCTGGAAGGGGAGGTGGAGGAACGCGTCACGCAGAGGCGCGCCGCCCCACAGCTCGGCGAAGTTGGCGGGGGGGGCCTCCGCGTTGTACTGGTGGACGGGGCCCCACTGGTGCCATTCCCAGTGAGAGGCACGGTCGCCCAACGCGGGATGCCAGACGAGAGTGGCGTCGATGCCACGGTACACGCCGACACGTTCGGGCGCTTGGTTGGGCGCGCCGGCGGGGTAAGAGATCTGCACGCACCGTCCGTGCAGCATGCATAGCATGTGGGCCATGCGAGAGCTGAGGCCGACGCCGTCCGTGTCGGTGCGCATGAGCTGCGCGTGAGGCACGAGGGTGCAGAGCTCTGTCCAGAGGTCAGCGGCCGGCACGCCAAAAGTTTTGCTGAGGGCGCGCAAGAGGCAATCGTTGACCGGGTAGGGCACCGCCGCGTAGGGCCCGGCTGGGAGGTCCCAATCCTCCAGGACGCCACGCTCCGTGGACAGCTCGCGGGTGTTCTGGACACGACGCGCGAACGTCTGAGAGATCTGGGGAGCAGCGGCGGGGATCGGGGGTGGCAGAGCGATGGCGCCCACGCCGTACTCCTGATGGACCCTTTGGGGCAGGTCGCCGAACTCGTCACCGACGGCACGGTGAGGACGGGTGAAGACGACGGGCTCCCCGCGCGCAGCGGCGAGGCGGGTGAGGGTAGGCAGCACGTCGGCGGCGGGCACGTCAAGGCGATGGCGCAGGAGCTCGATCTCGGCATCCGTCACCTCACGATACGCGCGCAGATGCACGGTGGGCCTAGAGGTGGAGGAGCTGCCGCTGCTGACGGAGGCGAGTTCCAAGCGGGGTGCGGGCAGGGTCGAGTCAGGAGGTGGGAGATGGGGGTCTGGCAGCACGTTGGTTGAGAGTGCTGTGGAAGCCGCGGAAGAGTGATGGTGGGGGGCCCCCGCGTAAAGAGCGGCGTGAGTGGCGTCGAGCGTCGACAAATCATACGTGTCGGTCACGCTCCACGCGCGAAGCGGCACCTGCTCCTGGTGGGTGCTGAGAGTGGCCAGCTCCACTGCGGTCACGGCCGTCCACAGACCCCGGAAGAGGAGCCTGGCCCAGAAGTCGCCGAAGCGGGCGCGGACGAAGCGGAAGATGGCCAGCTGAACCCGGAGGCGCAAACGGGTGTAGAGGCTGCCAGAAGGGGGGGCCACATGGGTACGGACTGCCCATACCAGGTGCGTGAGGTGGTGGAGGGTGGCCATCGGAAGGTGGCGCGCGCCGGAGCCGGTGACAAGAGATCGCACCTTCGCCCATGCGTCCTGGATTTTATAGCTGCTGATTGCCTCGGAATGGGTCAACAGCGAACGGTACAGGGAAAAGGGCACCCACGGGTGCGGCAGTGGGACAAGGGGATCGAGGGCTGGGATCTTGACGGTGAGTGGGGCGGGGAGGTAGTCGACCTCGCGGAGGATCATCCCCCCGAGCTTCGGGGTGATGGTGAAGAGGTGGTGGGCGAAGTACGTCTCGAGACGCTCCACACAGAATGCCTGCTGACCATGGCTGAACTCATTGGTCTCAAGCCAGCGCAGGCCAGAGTACGGCTGAGCGTACGAAGATCGGTTCATACTCTCCGCCATGTCGGCGAGCACGTACTGGAAGGTGGTGTCGCCGTGCACCAGGGTGTAAAGATTGGGATGGAGGCTTGCGCAGCGGTCGCGGGCCTCGAAAGGGAGGATGGCGGTGAAGAACACCTTCTCCAACGTGGGGAAGGCGTTCCAAAGGGCGACGAAGAAAGACGGCGTCACGTAGTGGCCGCTGTCATGGAAGACGGCGACGCGGGGAGCAAAATTTTGAGGGCGCGGGGTGACAGTCCATCTGGTGAGATCGCGAGGGGTGAGGCCCGGGTTCCAGAGCCGGTACTCGAGCGCGCACAGGCCGGCGAGCTTCTGGGCTTTCTCAGCCTTCATATTCATCAACAAGGTCGGCTGGCCCTTGATGAGATGCCGGATCGTGTTGAAGAGCAAGTTGTTCTCCAACGTTTTGTGAACTGGATGAGGGTGGGAGCGCTGGGGAAGGGGGTGGGTGGCGATGCCCGCCGCGTGCAGGAGCTCGGCCTGCTCGCCCGTGAGTTTGTACGGGGCGGTCAGGCTCAAGTACTCGACCTCTTTCATGTACTCCCGCTGGGCCGGCAGGAGGAGGTTGTCCTTGAAGTTGGAGTCCAACAGGATCTTGGTGATATCCTGGGCTCCAAGGACGAGAGTCTGGTCGAGCGTGTCCAATGCGACTTCGGCCACGTCGTTGGCGTAGTGCAGCCAGACGTAGTTGTCGCGGCGGTGTTCGGTGACGGGGAGCACGATGACGCCGGTGCGAGCTCGGAAGGCCGCGAGGGTTGGGAAGGGGCCGAGGGTGGCGAGCTCCAGCTCGGCCTTGCGGGAGGTGGCATAACCCAGATAGCAATACCCCTCGTCGGTGGGACGGGGCTCCTTCTTCTCGGCGCGCGTCTTCTGGGGCGTCGCGACGATGAGAGGGACGTGAGTCTTACCAGCGATGGGCTGGTTGGGGAACCCGTTGCACAGGTGGCATTTCCGGCTCTTCACGGACTGCTCGACAAGCCAGCCGTGACCGCCGGCGCAGGTGCGCCAGGCGAGACCAGTGGGAAGGGGACCGTCTACCGCACGGTGCTGCGCGCACTCCGCGTTGGGGCAGGGATGTGCAAGAGCGAGCCCCGGAACGGCTTGGTGAGACTTCGCCTTCCGCTTGCCGGCGATCTTGGTCATGCGGGCGACCATCTCTTCCGTGTCGATGGATTCGGCCACGGAGCTCACATCGCCGCTGACAGCAGCAACTGCATCCAGCGAATGCACAGGCTCAGCAGCCACACTGGGAGCGGGTACAGGATCGCTAACACGGGGGAGAGGTGCCAGAGCAAGAAGGTCGCTGCTCCCGACAGCGCTGAGGAGATCCCCGATAAGATCGCGACGAGGCGCAGGACGGTGTGGGCTGGGACTGGGCGCTGAGCTTCCTGAGGCAGACGGGACAGGAGCGAAGACAGCGACTTTTGAGCGACGGCGGGGAGGAGCTGGTACATCAGAGTCGGAATCGTCCGAAGAAGAAGCCGGGCTTTGATGGCGAGGGGCGAGGAAGGCAGTTCGGCGAGAGGAAGAAGACGCATGGGACCGAGATCGAGCGACGCGGGGCGCGCCCAAAGGGCGAGCAGTTCCTTGCGAGCGAGCAGCGACTTCAACAAGGTCTGGAACTGGGGCCGGAGGGTCTTCGATGAAGATGCCGCGGCTGTCATAATGGCCGGCGGCACGGAGCCAAGGGGGCTGCAGGCCGCCTGCTTGGGACTGAACTCCCGACGAAGACGCCACTGGAAGAGACGAGACCAGAACAGTGCGAGCAGGAGACGGGGGACCTTGGACGGTGCCAGCGTCAGAGCCTTCTGGGCCAGCGGGAGGGGGAGGGGGGGGGTTGCCTTGGTACCACTGCAGAACTGCGTACCCAAGGCTGAGGTACGCGAGGAGGCTGCCGCCGGAAGAGACGGCGTTCCACGCCGGAGCGCGGAGCGGATGAGTCCAAACAGCGCGAGCGATGCCGATGGGGTCGCGCGCGAGGGCTGAGAGCCGCGAAAAAACTCGAGCCAGTCGGATACGGACGCCCCCTGGGAGGCGAGAGACCAAAGCACGTAGCGCCCGATACGCTGCATAAGAATACGCAGCTGAGCGGAGGAGATTTGGGAGGATGCGCCGAAGCGCTTCAAAAAGCTGGTTAGACATTTGATGACAGAACTAGGC